ACTCTTAATTGCGTTTAAATCATTGTCAGCTGTGCTAGTTCTTAGCTCAGTATCTAATAGACGTGTCGCAACAAATTGTAGACTTGGTGGAATAATCAGTTTACGTGGCTTCGCAGCAATCAATAAACCTCTTTCATCAGTCCAAGCAGCTATTTGAATAACCGCATTTTCTAATGATGACTCGTTTAAGTCAGCAGCTGTTGTTTGAGTGTTGTTGTTTGTGCCACCATTTACTAACGGATGATCTGTAGCAAATAATTCTTTACCGTCACCACCATTAGTATCTGAGAAACCATTGTTTAGAATGTTCGCAGCTTTCACTTGTTTAGTGTTAGACATTGAACGTGCTAAAGCTTTTGTGTATCTCGCAGATAAAGTATCGTAAAGGTTATCCTCTACAGCTTCTTCTGTTAATGAGAAACCTAAAGCTATGGTTTCATGGTTGTATCTAGCTGTAAAAGCTTCTTGAGCATTGTCATAAGAGATGGCAGAGCCTTCATCTTTAACAGGTGCTTGTCCAAAGCCTGACAGTTTTGTTTCTTCTTCGAAACTACGTTCTGAAGTTTCAGACTCGTAGATTTCTTTGTGCTCTTCACCATAACGACTGTATTCCATTCCGAATAAAGCATTAAGGCCTGGGAGCAACTCTTTTAATAGCTGAGCTCTTGAAATTGCCATGTTTTATTCTCCTTTATATACCTGTTGCGTTAGTGTAAGAATGTTGAGCAATGTTGAATTTCACTAACACATCAGTAAACGAATCGCCTACTTGTGAGTTTGGTGAATCAACAAAACCAACGACTCTAAAGCCCTGTGTAGTTTGAGCTACTGTCGCATCTAGTGCTGTAGTAGAGTTACCTGTCACAGTTGAACCAGTTGATGTAGATTGTACTGCAGCTAACGGAGCGTTTGCACCAAGACCTGCTTGGGCTACTGACGCATCAGCTTGTACTTGAAATACAGTTTCTGGATTATCTACAACATATGCAACTGCATCAGATGCTACTGTGCCTGTTGGAAAATGTTGTGAGAAAAGCTTCTGTTTTGTGTTTGGGTCTGTATACGAACATCCAACGAATATGCCTATTGTTCCTGCAGGGAAAACTGAAGAGTTAGAACCAATAGTGGTTACTACCTCGATTGTTCCTGCTGCAACGATAGATACAATGCTTCCGTTAAAGATATTTGTTGCATACCCAGACGCTATTTTAATTTGACGAGTAGAACCAGCAAAAGGCTGTCCACCTATCAAATTTACGGGCTTAAGACCGTAAGGTGCGGCTGTTGATGCCATAATATAATCTCCTTAAAAAATTATCTTTTGCCTTTAGTCACAGTAGATTTTTTATCAGAAAATAACGGCATTCTAGGGTCATTCTGTCTCATCAGGTTGTTATCTACAGCCTGTTCCTGAGCTAAAGCTTTTCCCTTAAAATATTCATTTCTCTGGTCTACCATTTCCTGCGGCATTTTACATAATAGCAGTCCACCAACTTCAATACCGTCTTTGAATCTTGAGTTAGGGTCTGCTGGTATTTGTACTTCTGGGTGATCTGAATGTTTCACAGGTTCCCAGCCTTCACGCATACGAGAGGACACATTTAGATTATCAGCTTCGTTTACCAATGACACCCTTATCCAACGATACGCCCAGCCAGCATCATGCTTGATTTCTGGTAATGTGGAGCGAGGTTCCCATTGTTTATTTCGAACTTCAGTCTCTTCACGACTTACTGCTTCTCTATTTGTACGATTATTTGATTTATCCATTTGCGTTCTCCGTTTTAATTAATTCACGTGCATATTGCTCTGGTGTTAGCTTGAATTTCTTTGCTAAAGCTAACTGTGTTTTGGTCAATCTAACCTTTTTAGGACCAGTCGACCTTGTTGCTGGAGCAACTACAGTTGAAGGTTTGCGTTGGGCAGGTCTAGCCGCTTCCAACGAATCAGTATCCCCAAAATTTTCTGGGAAACGTTTCTGCATAGTACTATCTATACTACGGTAATATTGGTCAGACGATGGGTCAACCCCATTTCTAACTAATTTTTCATGCAACCCTAATGCTAATGATGTCATTTCTTCATCCTTTCCAAACCATTTGTTTTGCTCTTGCCAAGCCGTAGCTTTAGCATCTGGTAGTGGAACTCTAGGTTGTGGTGTTCCTTGTTCTGAAGATAACGCATTTTCTTGGGTTTGTAAAGCTTCTTGATTGTATTGTGGCTTTCTATCAGTGGCTTGACCTAATTTATACTGAGCCTCATTCATTTTAGTTTGAGCCTCAACTAGTTTTTCACTATCTCCAATGTCGTAAGCTTCTTTATACTCTCTTTGAGCCATTGCTAAATCGCTTGTGTGTTTTTCTTGGAGAGTTTTAAGATAATCAGCTTCACCTGTTGAAAGTGTTTGCTTTAGCTTCTGGTTTTCTTGTACAGAAATTGAAGCAACTCTTTCGGCTTCATTCCTTTGTCTTTCAGAAGCTTCTTTAGCACGTCTTTCGTCATGCCAAGCTTTTTTAAGTTGAGCCATTCTGTTTTTTACTCTATCTGAATATTCATCTAGATTATCAGCATCTAACTCTTCTTTAATATTCTCAGGTAAAGGGTCTCTGTTTCTATCAGCTTTAGGAGTATCGTCCTCAATTTCAATATCAAACTCTAATTCTCCTTGCACAGGTTCAGCTTCTTTTTTTACTTCAACTTCACCTACGGCTTCCTTTACCTCAACTTCTTCTCCTTCCATTTCTAACTCATCAGGAATCTCATTGATTATCTCTGTCATCTTTACTTCTCCATTTATGCACGTTCGTAGCCACGTGGGTCATCCACTACGGCTTCTACTGTGTCGTCATTAATAATGCGAAACTCATTACCAAAAATTTTGATACGAGTTCCAGAATATGCTCTAGTGATAACGAAGTCTCCTTCTTTACACCAAGCACCTGTAGGGAAACGGTCTTTATCTTTATAAGCTGTGTCTCCCAATTTCATCACAAATAAAACAACCGTTGAATGTTCTTCAATGTTCTTTGTTTTATCAGATTTGAGTAACCCGCTTTTGTAAGAATCTTCTACTTGAGGGACCGCACATAATATACGATATCCTTTAACATCAGGTAGTTGAGCTGGTTTAGTATCTTCCACATCTGTTTGAGGTATACTTATTGGTACACCAGATGCTGATACTATTTCTTTAGTTGGGGTTTGTATTTCACTCATCGTCTTCCTCCATGTTTCTTGCCATAGAAGCTATTAATGATTGTACAATATGAAAACCTCTAACAATGCCACATGCGTGCATGTACTGAGCGTGTTCTTCTGCTCTTCCCATTGCTAAATCTTCTGTTATGCGTTGCTCTTCCTCACCTATCTGTTGGGCGAGTAATTTTAACGTTTCGTCCATTTCTCTCTCCTGTTTTAAGTTTGCGTGTTATCACGTTCCTGCTTTTTCATTACGGCTTCAGCACCTAACTTAGTGCCTTCCATAAATTCTTTTGCATCCAACTCTTTCTGTTGGTTGACTGCGTCAGCACCCATCTTGGCACCAGCGATTCTTTCTTGCGACTCCATCTTCATTTTATCTAACTCAAGTCTTGCTTGGTCGATAGCGAAGTCGTCATTCATTTTCTTAGCTTTTGCTTGAGCTTCCATCTGTTTAATCTGAAGCTCTTGTTGTTGCATTTGTATCAATGGGTCTTGCTGTTGTTGTTGCTGTTGTTGCTGTTGAGCTTCTGTAGTATTTTTTTGTAATAACTGCTCACCTGCTTTAGCTACTAATCTAGATAATTGAACTTCCACATCTTCTGGTAATGCTTCCTCTGGTGGAGGTAGCGGTGCTCCAAGTTCTTCTTCAATTTTTTGTCTGTAAAGAAATGCGATGTGTTCTGCAACATGTGCTTCCATAGCCGCATAAATTTTAGTAGCATTTGGGCTTTGTCCAATCATTTCTGCTACTTTAGGGTCTTTTATAAATGCCATATGAGTTCTAATATGAGCCTCATGGTCTTGATAAATAAATGCTTTTACGGGTTTACCATTAATAATATCCATGTTTTCTGAAACAGGATTTCTAGGTTTCATATCATCTTTATTAGGTATTAGTTTATCCGCATTTTTTATTCCTAATACATCAAGCATCTGACGGTTAAGTTCTACCATGTCATAGATATCTGGGTTCTGTTGTGCTAATTGCATAACTGCTTGATACTGTACAACTTTCTGAGACATTGTTGCAGCATTAGGGTCACTAACAGGTATTACTTCAACCTTATCGTAATCACTTTGTTTAGCTTCCCTTGAACCTGTTGCAGGAGTGTACCCATACTCGTCATCCGTATGGTCTCTTATAATATTTTTAATTAATTTAAACTCTTGTCTCATTGAATAATGAATACGGCTTTGAACCGCAGACATAACTTTCAATGTTCTTTCTAAGATAGCAAGTGTTGTTCCTACAGGAGAGTTTGCTGACATGTCTGAAACTTTTAAATCAGCTGCACTAGCAAATCTTCTGCCCTCTTCAATAATTTGATTCATTAATTGATTAAGAACTTGACTCGGTTCTTTATAAGGGAGTGGTAATATATTATCTCTTATACTACCTGATGGTACATCCACATCTCTAAACTCAGCTGGAGCTATTGGTGTGTCATCTCCTTTAATACGTAAGCCTCTAGACTTGAACCCACCTGGTAAATTAGATAGTGTACCCGCATCAACTAACTGTCTTAATATCATAGTACCTGATTTAGCAAACGATCCTATTAAGTGTATTAAACCAAAGTGGTAAAAACCAAATCCAGGAACGTAACCATAATGCACAAAGTGTTGACGTTTCTGTTTAGTTTTATCATCCTGATTCCAATTACGTCTAATAGCTAAAATAGTACTAGTAGATTTTTCTACAGTTACTACATAAGGTAATGCTATACCCGTTTGCTCACCATCTTGTTCATCTTCGTAACCTTCTAAATCAAGGTCAACGTGCATCTCTAAAATTTTCCAACGACTGTCAGTTGTAGCACTGAAGCCCATCTTCTCAGCTATCTTTTTCTCTACATCATCTAAATCATAAGTAGGTTCGCCTAAATCTGTATCTATATAGAATCCTGCTACTTGTAATTTACGTAATTCGTTTTGAGTTTTTCGCATAACATGAGTTACACGTTCTGCACTTTCTAAGTCAGAAGCACCATAAGGTACAACTAAATCTTCTGCAGGAATATACATAGATACTTGGCGTTCTATATTTGGATCATAATAAACTTTTTTGAAAGCATTACCTGCTAGTCCTAAACCCCATAACATTCTTTCGTGTTCTGGTCTGTACTCAGTCATCTTTTCAGTAAGCTGGTAGTTCATGTTTTCTTGTACACGAGCGGCAGCATCTTTGCATTCATCGGTTTCTTTACCAATGATTTGTGTTTTGACTGGTCCTGCTGCTGGGAATGTTTCTGTCATAGTTTCAGCTTGGAACTTAACAAGTGCTTCTGTTAGCAATGGGTGGTACACATTACATGCTCCTTCCCAAGGCTCACTTCTGTCTTCTAGTTTAAGACCTAAAAGGTCTAATCCTTCAACGTAAGTGTCTAACCAATCTTTTCTTGAGTTTACATCACCTTCAAAATCTTCTAATAATTCATCTGCTAATTTCTCAAGTAAACTATCTTCCATCTCTTCTGCAATATTAAGATTAAACTCATCATCTTCCATGCGGTCAGGATCAATATTAATTTCCATGCCACCAACACTAATGTTAACTTCATCAGGGTCTACAATTTCAATTTCTAACTCAGATTCGTTTTGAGAAAGTTCTTCCATACTTTGAGGAGCTTGATATAAGCTCTTGTCAACATTATTATCTTGTGCCATAATTTTTTCCTATAAAATACAGATTAGTAATAGTACTACTAATATAACATTAATAATACGACAATATTTATTGTGCTCTTTTACTACCCATCTAGCTTTATCTCTAATTAATTGATATAACATAATAAACTCCTATTTTATATAGTGTAAAGACGTTTTTGACCAGGTCTTCTAAAACTTGGTATATCATCTTCTTCGTCACTTGGCAACCTAATAAATCCACCTTGTCTGAACCGCATTAGTGCAAGGGTTGTCGCATCCACTAAGTCGTCATTTGCACCTGAAGGAAAGTCATTACACTCTTCAATTACCTCATGTGCCCATCTTCTATCTGGTGCCCACACAATACCTGAGTTAAACAAATCAGATACTGCATTTACTCTACTTATCTTATCTTGTCCTTTACCAGGAGTAAACTCTCCTACAGGAATACCCATTCTTCTAAACTCTTGGTAAAGAGCTGCTCCATTAGACTTTTTCTCTACAACAAAAGAGTCAGGATCCCATGATTTGTATTCTTCAATGCATAATTCTTTTAATTCTGGAAATTCAAGTCGTCTTTTAATGGCATCTAGTAATATTATGTTATAATTGTTTGTTTCTTC